AGCACCACCATGCTCAACGAGTTCATCAATGAAGGCATGACACGCAACGAGGCTTACCAAGCCGCCAAGTATGGCGTGCGCAAGCGCTGCCCCGAGCCCGACAATGAGCACACCTGGGACAGCTTGTCAATGCTGCGCCTGGCTATGCAAGAGGCGTCAATGATGAACGGCGTGTCGTCTCTGTGACTTTTCGACTTTCGTGCTACACTAGTTCCCACAACGGGGGAAGGACCCACATGTACAAGTTCAAATCAGCTCTAAGAGTCGAGACCAACTCCAACTGGTCCAAGCAGCTTGACGCAGTTCTACAGCAAGACCCTTTGCCAACTCGAGCATCATTCGAGGGGAGCAACAGGCACGGCGACTGGTACACGGTCGTCCTACCCGCTAGCGTATGGGCGCTGGCCGTCAAATCCGACGAAGGCGTGACAGTGGGGTATTACCACTCGCCAGCCGTCATGGATTTGGAACTCAGAAAGGCTCTCAATGCCAATCACAAGAAACAAGCAGTCTGATACCTGCCTGTGTCCAATCAAATCCTTTTCGGGGGAACTCACCCTCAACTCCGCTTCCGTCGGGCATATAGCGGCCCAGCGGAGTCGTGGGTGAGCCATTCCCGAGTCCAGCGAGGACTCAAATCGCAAGACATCGTGGCGAAATACTTCGCCGCTAACGGCTGGCCATATGCGCTGTCCGCTGGTTCGGGCCGTCAAGGCTCAGATGTTACAGGTGTTCCAGGGGTGGACATCGAAGTGAAAGCTCGGCGCGGCATCCATGTCGCGACAGCCATGAAACAGCTCCGCGAGCGCTATGAAGAGGGAAAACTGCCAGTGGCAGTGCTCCGTCTTGATGGCCAAGGAGAGTCTCACATCGCCGACTGGCCAGCCATTGTGCCTCTGTCGGTATTCCTCGAACTATTGAAAGCGGCGGGTTATGACAAACCAAAGTTGTAGCTTGCACGAAGGGAGCGCAAATGCGCCCAGCAACAAAGTTTCTCGTACGATACGCCGTCGTGGCAGTATCGTTAGCAATCGCGTTAGACGCAATCCAGGCAAAACCAGCACAGCCACTTGTAACTGCTCAACAGAGCCTCATGCAAGCGGACGCGAGGGACGTGGCTCGGGCGTTGCTCACTCCACAGCAGTACAAGTGCTTCACCCAGCTGATGGGCAAGGAGAGCGCTTGGAATCCGAAGGCCCAAAATCCGACTAGCTCGGCAGCGGGGGTGGGCCAGCTTCTAAGAAGCACCTACCGAAATCTCGGAATGAAGCACTCGACCGAGGCAGTGCCACAGACAGTGGCGGCGCTCGCTTACATCGGGCGCAAGTACGGCTCAGGCGGGCCGTGCAAGGCTTGGCAGCATTTTCAACGAAAGAACTGGTACTAGGGGGACAAATGGAAGAACAACGCAGCAGCGTCGAGTTGCCTATCGATATGGCAGGCTGGCTCGAGCTGTACAAAAAGACTCAGGCTGAAATCAAACAGCTAGAGGAGAAGGCGCAGACCGCGAAAGAGAAGATTCAGGACGCGCTCGGTGATAACGAGATTGGCCTGATTGACGGCTCCGCTGTCGTGCGTTGGACCAAAGTGACCAGCACTCGCCTGGACATGAAAAAGGCTCGCGAAGTGCTAGACCCAAAGATTTTGGCTTTCTTGTCGTCAGACAGCGTCTCTCGTCGCTTCACCTTGGTGGACACCGATGAGCTTCGTTGACCCGATAGTGCCAGCACCCGACTGGGGGCGGCAGCCGAATGTTCCCGACCACGTGGTTTACGAGGACGAGGACGATGACGAATGACCTACGCCAAGCTATTCAGCGACCAAGAAGAGTATGCTAACGCCGTCCGCGACGTTGTCGTCCAAGCAGGAGTCTGGAGCCCAAGGAGCGGCCAGGTCGCTATCGGCCCAAGCGAGGTCGGGCACAAGTGCACTCGTCGTCTCGCGTACAAGCTCCTCGACTGGGAAAAGCCAAACGAGATGCAGGGCGGTTCCTGGGCAGCTCAAGTCGGTACAGCAATCCACGCTTACCTCGCTGAAGTATTCGGCAAGCGAGACGGGTTCCTCATTGAGCAGCGAGTCCAAATCCGCGGCAACCTCGCAGGAACAGTGGACCTCTACGACGTCAAGAACGGTGTGGTGCTCGATTGGAAAACGACGGGCGCAACTAAGCTGGCCAACTATAAGAAGTTTGGTGCAGACCAACAACAAATTGTTCAAGTCCAACTCTACGCATACGGCCTGGCTCAGCAGGGCGCTGATGTCAAAAAGGTTGCACTCTGCTACCTTCCAACATCGGGCTCACTCACAGACATGGTCTTGGTCATGCACGACTACGACGAGCAAGTGGCGCTTGACGCGCTGGCTCGACTCGACTCGATTCACGCGTTGCTTGCCGCAGCCGATGTCGAGTCTAATCCAGAGATTTGGAGTCAGATACCAGCAGAGGCCGACCGTCTTTGCAGTTGGTGTCCGTACTTCAAGCCTTTCAGCAAGTCTCTCGTTGAAGGGTGCCCAGGTGAAACCGCCTGAGAAAACCATCAGCGACATCTACAAAGAGATGCTCGAGTCTGCTGCAGAGGACCCAACCACCAACACCAACCAAACGAAAGCAGGGGAATAATGGAAGCATTCGCTTCACCAGCCGCGTCTAGCGCGGGCCCAAAGGCGGCAGACCTCGCAGGTCAGCTGCTCATTTTCAAGCCAATCGAATACCGCACTGGTATCGAGACAGTCAATGGCCCAGCAGACGCAATCAGCTGCGACCTCATCAACCTGGACACAGGAGAGGAACACAACGACGTGCTGTTTTTCAACGTTGCACTGCGCTCCTCACTTCGCCCGCTTATCGGGCAAAAAGTCCTAGGCCGAATCAAGCAAGGCGTCGCGAAGCCTGGCAAGACAGCGCCTTGGATTCTCGAGGACGCATCGCAAGACCCTGTTTCACTCGCAAAGGCCCAGGGACACAAGCCAGGAGCTGCAGCAGCAGCGCCAGCGGCACCAACAGCGGCAGGCGCAATCACGCCTGAAGTTGCAGCTCTGCTCGCACAACTCGGAGCAAAGCCTCTATAAGCTTCCAAAGCTGAGTATCCTTCCACTCACTGAGGAAGGCGCGGCGTTGCAAAGTTCGTACTTGGGGAAGAGCGAATTAGGCAGCACTGGGTGCAAGTCCCAGCGTCGCACGCAAATCAAACAACGGGGGAACACTTGTCACTTGATGTCTTCACTGCAGCGTTGAGGTTCGCGGCTGTTGGGTGCTCAGTCGTGCCCGTTATGGCAGACGGCTCCAAGCGACCTGGCATTGGCCAGTGGAAAGAGTACCAGCACAAGCTTCCAACGACAGACGAACTTCAGACTTGGTTCAAAGATGCGCAGGGCGTCGGCCTTATCACTGGCAAGATATCGGGCAATCTCGAAATGATGGAACTCGAAGGCCGAGCTGTTGCAGACGGCTTGCACACCTCAATCAAAGAAATGGCCCACGAAATGGGGCTGGACGAACTCTGGGACAGACTGAACTCGGGCTACTGCGAGATGACGCCGTCAGGCGGCTTGCACTGGCTCTATCGCTTGAACGGCGACGTGCCAGGCAACACGAAACTTGCTCGCAGACCAGGACAAGGCGACACCGTAGATGTGCTCGCGGAAACCCGCGGCGAGGGTGGTTTTGTGGTCGTTGCTCCTACGGCGGGAACGTGTCACCCTTCGGGTGGTGTGTGGCAGTTGATTTCGGGCTCGATTGAGACAATCCCGCTGCTGAGCCTAGACGAGCGTGACACTGTCCACTCCTTGTTCAAATACTTCGACCAACTTCCGAAGGCCGCGGTACTGGCTTCTGAGGTCTCGGCGGGTACTCGGGAAACGAACACCGAACTTCCAGGAGACGACTACAACTCAAAGACAACCTGGGACGAGCTTCTCTTGCCACTGGGGTGGTCAAAGGTTTTCACCAACCGCGGCACTACCGCCTGGCGCCGTCCAGGCAAGAGCGAGGGCATCAGCGCCACGACAGGCTTTGACGGTACCGACTTTTTCTATTGCTTCAGCACCAGCACCATTTTTGACGCAGAGCGTGCCTATTCGAAGTTCGCGGTGTACACCCTCGTCGAGCACGGCGGCGACTTCCACAAGTCGGCGGCAGCTCTCAAAGCCAAGGGATTCGGCACGGGCGGTGGCAGTCAGCTGCAACCGATTGACCTGAGTTCGTGGCTTGAAGCGCCCGCGGCAGAGCCCGCCCTAGAGCTTGCAGAACTGCCAGCGACAGAACCCGACACCAGCTGGCTGCCGAGAGTCGTGGACTTTGAGGACGAGGAGTCAGAACCTGGCCCGAGCGTTCTCTATCGAACAGACGGGCAGTGCCTTTTGTACGCTGGGAAAATCAACGCCATTTTCGGGGAGTCAGAATCTGGCAAGACCTGGGTGGCGCTCGAAGCTGTCAGGCAGCAGCTCGTCCAGGGCAACAAGGTCTTTTACATTGACTTTGAGGATTCAAAGCGCGGCATTCGCGGTCGTCTGAAAGCACTCGGGGTCTTGCGCGAACACTTTAGCCGCTTCAAATACGCCAACCCTGACGGTGCCTACAACGAAATCGCGCAGCAGGCACTCCTGGGCTCGATTCGCGACTTCGTGCCCGATTTGATTGTGATGGACGGTGTCAATGCCGCCATGAACTTGCTGGGCCTCGACCTTGAAAAGAACAAAGACGCGACTCAGTTCTCACAGGTTGTGCTGCGCCCACTTCGCTTGTGGGGTGCGGCTGTCCTGACGATTGACCACGTGACCAAGAGCAAGGACAACCGCGGCAACTACGCTATCGGTGCCCAGGCAAAGCGTGCCGATATCGATGGCGTTGCAATCGCAGTTGACGTGTCCATGCCTTTCGGTCGCGGCTCAAACGGCAAGCTGAACTTGAAAATCACCAAAGACCGCCCAGGGTTCGTGCGCGGTATCGCTCAAGAGGCTTCGCTCATCGGCTCGGTCGATTTGATTTCACAACCTGACAACCGCATTGAAATCTCAATCGTTGGTGGCCAGGTCGGCTTCTCGCCTCACGAATACTTGATGCGCAAGCTGTCAGAGTTCATGGAGAAGCACGGTGCAGAGCTTTCGACCAACCAAATCGTGCAAGCGATAGACGGCGGCACCGACCAAATCAAGAAGGCGCTCGCACAGCTTGAGAACACTGGCTACCTCACAGTGCGGGCCCAAGGCCAGGGCCGCTATTTTTCTCACTCAAAGCCTTACGTGCTTGGAGCACCACGACCATTCCAGGGAGCCCTAGATGCCGATTTATGAGTTTCGCTGTGCAGTGTGCGGCATGTCATTGACAACAGACCAGTCGGTGCTTGGTGAAATCGTGGCGCCCTTGTGTTGCAGCCAGCTTGCTGATAGAGTCTGGTCCTCGCCAGGCGTCATTTTCAAAGGCGAAGGGTGGGGGCACCAGTGAACTTGACCGACTTGACCGATATTGACCGCGACGGTGTCGGTCAATCCACGGCCTACGCGTACCGAAACTTGACCGATATCGCCCCCCCGTATAACGGGGGGCGGTCGGTGAAGTCGGTGGGCACACCACCAGTCAGGTTTCAAAATGCAGGATAAAAAAGCTCACGCTGGGGTGTGTTTGTCTTGTTTCGGCTTTATTTGGAAAGCGCAGTGGTGCGGGTTTCGCTTTGAGTGTGACCCGATTCCTGTGGACTTGTTGACCGAGGCTAAGTGCCTTTTCAATCAGAGAGCGACATACGGAGTTTCTAGGTGGCGGCCAGGCTTCTACCTAGAGCGGCGTTCGATGTTGAACATCGCAAAGCAATATGAGCTGGTACTGGCTAAACACCAGTGCCGTTCAGAACAGTACAGTCGGAAAGAGCCCGACTACTGGAACGAAAAAGCGGCCGTGTCGAGTGACACGCCGAACTTCTAAAAGGGGGAACAAATGGCAGGACGTCTCATCGCCGTAGTTGGCGGCCAGTACGGCAGCGAAGGCAAGGGAGCCGTAGCAGGCTACCTATCCGCAACATCTGAAGTGCCGTTCATGGGCATCAGAGTGGCTGGGCCGAATGCTGGTCACACGGTTTATGGCAAGGGACCAGACGGCGAGGAATCATACGCATGGCGCCTTCGCTCAATCCCAGTCAACGCAGTCACGGCACCAGAGTCTGACCTTATCATCGCTGCAGGCTCAGAGATTGACATGGAAGTTTTCAACCGAGAGCTTTCAGAACTTGACAAGGCTGGGTACCAAGCCAGCTCTCGCATCATCGTTGACGACCAAGCCACAATCTTGGAGCCAATGCACCACGATATTGAGACCGCAGACGGCATTCAAGCCCGAATCGGCTCGACTAGCAAAGGAATCGGTGCTGCACGTGCAGACCGCATCATGCGCAAGGCTTCGCTGTTTGGCGGCGGGGTAGATACTTCAAAAGTTATTCGCGAGCACCTTCGTATGGGCGGCACCGCACTAATCGAAGGCACGCAGGGCTATGGCCTTGGTTTGCACGCAGGTCAGTACCCGTTCTGCACAAGCCAGGACTGTCGTGCTGTTGACTTCTGCTCACAAGCTGGCATCAGCCCGTGGGACAGCGCAGTTGACGTTTTTGACGTTTGGGTGACTGCTCGCACTTACCCAATTCGCGTAGCTGGCAATTCAGGACCTCTCGAAAACGAGACCAACTGGGAAGAGCTAGGACTCGAGGCAGAACGCACAACAGTGACTCAAAAGATTCGCCGTGTCGGTCACTTTGATGCTTCTCTTGTCAAAGAGGCAGTCATCGCAAACGGTGGCTCTCCAACAGTCAAAATCGCACTTACCATGTTCGACTACATCTTTCCAGAACTCAAAGACCAGAGCGGCATTGACATCTTGTCAGACGAGCAGTACAACTACATCACAGACATCGAGAACCAAGTTGATGCTCGAGTGGCGCTCGTTGGCACTGGCCCTTCAACAATGGCGTGGGTGAAGTAATGGCGTTCGAAAAGTGGGAAGACCTGGCGGCGGCCCTTGGCCGTTTACCACTTGAAGGCGAGTCTGCACCCGAGGGTGTAAAGCAGCTGGCCGAGTGGTGGCTGGACGAGACTCGCAACGAATTGGACTCAGTCATTCCAAAGGCGCTCGAGTATGGCAGTGCCGACCTCAAAGTAATTGGATTTGCACTCAGTCAAATGATTGGCGAGCCAAAGGACGTCACGAATGACGAACTGGGCATCGCCTTCTACGTGCTCGGCAAGGTCGCCCGTCTTGTGGGCGGCTACGCAGACGGTCGCAAACCGAGCGACGATACATGGCACGATATCGCTATCTACACCAAAATGGCGCAGTACGCACGCCACAACGGTGAGTGGGGCGGTTTCGCAAAGTGATTGTCTATCTTGCGGCACCGATTGACTTCGACAAAGGCTCTCGCATCACAAAGCTGAAAGACGAAATCAAAGCCCACTTCAAAGAGCAGGAGTGCGTTTGGGTGTATGACCCAGCTGGCGCATGGAATGCACCGAGTGACTTAGTGCCCGACGAGTTTGTGCATTGGTCGAATCTCAAAGTGCTAGAAGACGCAGACCTTGTCGTGGCTGTTTTGCTGCGCAGTGTCTTCACAATCGGCACAATCGTTGAAATACAGCATGCAGTTGACAAAGAGATTCCAGTCATTGTGATTGGTGATGTCGGTATCCATAGCATTGCACTTGCGGCTCTTGAAGCCCCAGTATTCGAATCTATTATGGAATGGAGTGACCATGGCAGCGCTATTGTACCGCGTTCTCAGTCCTACAGGTTTGGCCCCAACTAAAGCGTACGGAGACGACGCTGGGTTTGACTTGTATTGTGACGCAGAGATGACGATTGAACCGAGCACTTTTGTGGACGTACCGCTCGGTGTTGCAATCAAAGTGCCCGAAGGAACGTGGGGCTTGCTAACAGCTCGCTCAAGCACGTTACGCAAGCACGGCCTCATGGTCGCGCAAGGCATCATCGATTGTGGCTACACAGGCCCACTCTTTGCTGGCGTGTGGAATATGACAGACAAGCCAGTCAAGATTGAACCAGGCATGCGCTTGGTGCAGTACATTCTCATGAATAACGCCTCTCTAGATGTAGAGGCGCAGCAGGTTGACGAACTCCCCAAAACCGACCGTGGCGCCTCGGGTTTTGGGAGTTCAGGTGTCTGATAAGCCATTCATTGAGACAGCCCAACAACTTAGGGACTTGGCCACTTGGTACAAGGAGCTAAGCGCAGAGCTCGAACCTGGACGTACGGGCGAGCGCACAACGCGCTCAATGCCTGGGCCTCGACTCCCACTTCGTGTCGATGTGCTTGATGCCATTTTGGACATTCGCACTGATACACTTTTGTGGGAAGCCGAACTCAGGTTCGAGCTCAACCAGCCAGCAGTCCCAAACACGCAAGCCGAGCGCTCGCTGTATTGGGTTGCTGACACGATTGAAAAATGGCCGACTGACAACCGAACCAAGCTGATTGAAGAGATTGGCTATTCGACTGGCAAACGCCATTATCAAGTCAGGATTCTACTAGGATTGGAGCAGAGGCCCTTGTCAGCAAGACTAAGATGTCCGTATTGTACTAAGTCGTTAGTCCTCAAGCTAGACCAAGGGCTTCTGCTCTGCAGGAATCACGGTTGCAGGTGTGCAGCTGAGGATTGTGCGTGTGTGAATGGAAAGGGGCACTCATGGAGCGAAACAGAATGGCCGCGCCTTGGGTTGATGCTCGACACGCCCGCGGTGTAAGTAGCGCGTCGTTTGTACGCGCCGCGTTTCGTGTGGTACACTTATCCTCTTGGGGTAGATTTGTATTTGTGGGGGCCAAATGAGCAATCTATCCATTTCAATCTCGATTGGTGCTATTGAGACCAATCTAATGACAGACGCACCCCTCAGCTTTGACGCGATAGAGACCCTGCTCACTCGGGTTGTTACGTCCACACTGAATGTGTATATGGCGCTCCCACAAGAGGAGCGCATGCGCGTTATTTATGACGTTTTTAGTGGGGACGACGATGACGATGACGAGGATAACTAAGCCTTGCACCGTGTGCGGTTTCCTTATACAAGGAGCTGCCAAATGCAACAAATGCCAATCTACCCATAGGGGTACTAGATTATCTGCCTCTAAGCGCGGTTATGACAGTGAGTGGCGCAAGGTGTCAAGGCTAATGAGACAGGCTCAACCTTGGTGCTCTTTTTGTGGCTTGACTTTTGACCTCACGGTTGACCATATCCTACCCCTATCCATGGGTGGGGATAATAGCCCATCTAATCTAAGGGTACTATGTCGCAGCTGTAACTCAGCACGCAGACAGACCTGAACAACCTGCGAACAACCCCCCACTGGCATTTTCCCCACCCCCCTCGAAGTTCAAAATCTCACGCGTACAGAGAC